TCATCAACTGCTACTGCTAATACTATTCTTTCAACTGAAGTGTTGAGAGACCCATCATCATTTGGTGATATAGTAAGAGGCTTACATGTCTATGGTGCGAAAGTACTTAGAGATGATGCTTTATGTAGTGCATTCTATGTAATTGACTAATTGTCAAAACTCGGGGGGTCTTAATTGACCCTCCACTTTTAAAATTAAAGGAGAAAATATGTACGGTAAAGATAAAAGAATGAAAAAGATGGGTGGTGGATACGCTGAAATGATGAGAAAGAAAAAAGGAATGGGTGGACGTGCTACATATGCATATGGTGGAGACGTTAAGATGGATGGATGTCAGCCTGTATATAACGGAACACCAAAAGCTAAAGCTAACTAATTATGAAAGTTAAAGCACCAAAAGGACACCATTGGATGAAACAAAAAAATGGTACGTTTAAATTAATGAAACACACAGGTAAGTTTGTAAAACACAAAGGTGCAAGTTTAGAAGCAAACTTTCCAATTCAAAAGGTTCATAAAAAATAATGGCTACTACATATCTTGACATAACTAACGAAGTATTAAGAGAACTCAACGAAGTTATTTTAACTTCTGCTAATTTTGATGCTGCAATAGGAATACAAGCATTTGTAAAAGACGCTATTAATAAAGCTACATTTGATATAGCTAACGAAGAACCACAATTACCTTTTTTTGCTGCAGGTACAAGTGGAGCTACTGACCCTTTTTATGGAAATGTTTCAGTTGCTACAGTTGCAGGAACAAGATGGTACACTTTAAAAGATGGTAGTTCTAGTATTACTACAGACTATGCATCAATAGATTGGGATGATTTTTATTTGACCACTATTAACGTAAGTGGAGAAACAACTCCTTATGTCTCTAAAGGATTAAAGTTTCTCACTCTTGCAGATTGGAAAAGATATTATAGAGACAATGAGAATGCAGACGATGCAGATACTCAAAACCATGGAGAACCACAGTTTGTTATAAAATCTCCAGACCACAGAAAGTTTGGATTAAGTCCAATACCAGATAAAGTTTATAACGTACATTTTTATGCTTTTGAAAAACCTACAAGGTTGTCTAACTATGATGATACTATTATTATGCCAGACCAATATAGTAATGTTATAACTGCAAAAGCTAGATACTATGTACATCAATTTAAAAATAATTTACAACAATCTGCATTTGCTTTAGATGATTATAAAAAAGCTGTAAAACATATGAAAAGTAATTTAATAAATCCAGCTCCTAAGTATATGACAGATGATAGGACATACTTCTAAATGGCATCAGGACAACCCTTTTCAGTATCGTTAGCAGGTGGATTAGATAAGTCTACAAACTCGTTAGCTTTATTACAGACACCCGGAGTAGCTACAAAGTTAAGAAACTTTGAAGTCTCTATAGAAGGTGGCTATAGAAGAATTAATGGATATACTCTGTTTGGTGCTGGAAGTTCAGTAAGACCGAATAGTAATAATCCAGTTAGAGGATTAGCTATTTATGCTGACGGAGTTGTTGCAGTTGTAGGTAACAATGTTTATTTTAGTGTAGATGGAACAAGCTGGTTGCAAATAAATAAAGATAGTGTAGATGCTTCCGGAGATAACTACGCTACTTTTAATGGACGTAGTGAATTAACTTTAACAACAGTAGAACAATGTGAGTTTACAGTATATGAAGGACTTACAGATTATGGTGAATTAGTTATAACTGATAAAAGTGGTGCAAACAAACCATTTTTATTTTATATGACAGGAACAGGTGGATTAAGTACAAGAACTTTTTTTGCTAAACAAATAACTTTTGATGGTACTAAAACAGCTAAATTTTGTACAGTACACGATAATCATTTAGTCGTAGCCGGAAATCCTACAGAACCTCAAACTATTTATTACAGTCATACAGGAGACATAGATAATTTTAGTGGTGGTGGAGCAGGAAGTATTACCCTAGAAGATAAAATTGTAGGATTAAAAAGTTTTCGTAAAGAATTATTTATTTTTTGTAGAAACTCATTATTTAAATTAGAAAACATAAATAATAGTTCTACTATACAAGTTACACCTATTACAAAAAACGTAGGGTGTATAGATGGGCAAACAATACAAGAGATAGCAGGTGACTTAATATTTTTAGCACCTGATGGATTTAGAACAGTAGCTGGTACAGCAAGAATTGGAGACGTTGAATTAGGAACTATTAGTCAAAACATTCAACCAATAATAAATGATATTGTTCAAGGTGGAGCAATATATGAATTTAGTAGTGTTGTTATTAGAAACAAATCTCAATATAGAATGTTTTATAGTAACACTTCAGATTCTACATCAACTTCAAAAGGCTTAATAGGTGTATTAAAACCAAATGGATTTGAATGGTCAGAAACTTTAGGAATACAAGCACCTGCAATAACATCAGGATTTGCTTACGATGGAGAAGAAAAGTTTTATCACGGAGATAGAAACGGTTATATTTATAATCATAACGTAGGTAATACTTTTAATTCAGAAGGTGTAGAAACAGCAATAAGTGCTGAGTATCAATCTCCTGATTATGATTACGGAGACTTAGGAACTTTAAAAACTTTAGACTATATAAAATTATCTATAAGACCTGAAGCATTAGCACAACCTACTTTAAGAATTAGATTTGATTACGATAGTAACGAAACACCACAACCACCAGATATTGAATTAACTGCAGTACCAGAACCTGCTCTTTTTGGAACTGCTAAATTTAACTTACAAGCTTTTGGAGCTTCTGAACAACCATTAGTTAGACAAGCTTTAACTGGAAGTGGACACAGTAATTTTTTTAGAATTTTTAGTTCAGATACAAGAGCACCTTATACTATAAACGGTATTTACATAAATTATAGACCTGCAGGAAGGCAATAGGAGAAATATAAAATGGGACAGACATATACACGACAAAGTTCTTTTGCAGATGGAGATACTATTACTGCAGCACTTTTTAATAACGAGTATAATCAATTAGTAAATGCATTTAGCTATAGTGCTACAAATGAAGCTACAACTGGACACAGGCATGATGGTAGTGCAGGAGAAGGTGGTAACATTCCACAAATAGGAGATTTAGATTTCCTTAACAAGATTGTTGTAGATAGCACAAATAATAGATGGGGATTTTATGTACAAGTATCTACTAATACAGTAGAACAAATTAGATTACAAGATGGTGCATTATTACCTGTTACAGATAGTGATGTTGATTTAGGGACAAGTTCATTATACTTTAAAGATGCTTATATAGATTCAATTACTACAACTGGTAATGTTGCAGTAGGTGGTAATTTAACAGTTACAGGTACTACAACTTTTAACGGTGGCACAATTACTATGGGTGATGCAGCTACTGATAATGTTGTATTCGGTGCTGATGTAGACTCTAACATTATCCCAGATGATGATGACAGTTATGACTTAGGTAGTTCTTCACAAGAGTGGAGAAACCTTTATATAGACGGAACTGCAAACATTGATAGCCTTGTAGCTGATACAGCAGACATTAATGGTGGTACTATTGATGGTGCTGTTATTGGTGGTTCAAGTGCTGCAGCTATTACAGGTACAACAATTACAGGTACAGCTATTACTGGTACAAGCTTTGTAATTGGTAGTGCTGATATCTCTGAAGCAGAATTAGAAATACTAGACGGTGCTACAGTAACTACAGATGAACTTAATATCCTTGATGGAGTTACAAGTACTACAGCAGAATTAAACATATTAGATGGAGTAACATCCACAGCAGCCGAACTTAATATCTTAGATGGTGTTACAAGCACTGCTGCTGAAATTAACTTGTTAGATGGTGTAACTTCTACAACTGCAGAACTAAACATCTTAGATGGTGTCACATCAACTGCAGCAGAAATAAATTTATTAGATGGAGTAACATCCACAACTGCAGAACTTAACATCCTTGACGGTGTTACAGCTAGTGCAGCAGACATAAATCTTATTGATGGTATTACAAACGGAACAGTTATAGCAAGTAAAGCAATTATTACAGATGCTAACAAAGATATTACTGGTGGTAGAAATATTACTATTACTGGTGAGTTAGATGCAGCTACTTTAGACATTTCAGGTAATGCAGATATTGATGGAACTTTAGAAACTGATGCACTTTCTATAAATGGTACAACAGTAACAAGTACTGCTGCAGAACTTAATATCCTTGATGGTGTTACAAGTACAGCAGCAGAGATAAACTTACTTGATGGAGTTACAGCAACTACAGCAGAGTTAAACATATTAGACGGTGTTACAAGTACTGCAGCAGAGTTAAACATACTTGATGGTAAAGCTTTTCTTGATGAAGATGACATGTCTTCAAACAGTGCTACAGGTATAGCATCTCAACAATCTATTAAAGCCTATGTAGATACACAAATTACTGCAGAAGACTTAGACATTACTACAGACAGTGGAACTATTGCAATAGACTTAGATAGTGAAACATTAACTGTATCAGGTGGTACAGGTCTTGATAGTTCTGCAACAGGTAATGCAGTTACTCTAGCAATTGATAGTACTGTAACAACTTTAACAGGCTCACAAACTTTAACAAACAAAACACTTACAAGCCCAGATGTAAATACTCCAGACATTGATGGTGGTACTATTGATGGTACTGTTATCGGAGGAGCTACACCGGCTGCAGGTACATTCACAACTCTTACAGCTAATACATCTTTAACAGGAACTCTAGCTACAGCAGCACAACCAAATATTACAAGCCTTGGTACTCTTACAGCTCTAACAGGTGGTACTGGAGACTTAAACTGGGATAGCGGAACTTTATTTGTAGACTCTTCTGCTAATGCAGTTGGAATTGGAACGAGTAGTCCTAATGCTAATCTTGAAGTTGAGGGTACAATTTCTTTACCTTTGTTTCTTTCAAGACAAACAAATCAAGTAGGAGTAGGTACTGGTGTTGGTTTTAGGCTATATGATAGTGCAAATAATTTAACAAACTATGCATCTATTTTTGGTAGTATTGAAGATAATACTAATGGTGCTGAAGATGGTCTTTTAAGTTTCCAAACATTAACAGGTAATTCGTTAAGCGAAAAAATGCGTATTGATTCTTCAGGCAAGGTTGGAATTGGAGTTTCCAACCCACTTAGCCAATTGCACGTTTTAGATGCTGCCTTTTTCGGCACAACTAACTCTGGAGTGGTTGTTGGTGATAATGGTGGTATTGCAAGTGTTTATGGTATGAACGCTGCACGTGATACATACAAGCCTTTTGAAATACGCACAGGCTCATCAGGAACAGGTTTTTATCAAAACACTTCAGGCAACGTTGGAATTGGAACGACTAGTCCTAACTCTTATTCAGGTCAAACTGCATTAACTATAAACTCACCTGCTGTAGCAAGATTAGACTTAGATATTTCAAATGCAAGACAGGGATACGTTCTTGCTGAAAGTGGTTATCTGGGCGTATTTGCAGATAGTGGTAATAGTTTAAGACTTGGTGTTGGTACAGAAGCCATGAGAATTGATTCTTCAGGACGAGTTGGAATAGCACAAGATGCACCAGGAGATTTCAACGCTGCTGCTGATGATTTAGTTATTGGTAATAGTGGTGGAGATTTCGGTATGACTATTAGAACTGGTACTTCTAGTAATGGTTCAATACATTTTGCTGATGGAACAACTGGAGATGGACCAAATAGAGGTATTATTACTTACGACCATTCTGATGACCATATGCAGTTCAATGTAGCAGCAGCAGAAAGAATGCGTATTGATTCTTCAGGCAAATTACTTATTGGTGATTCTGCAAGTCATGTTGATGATTTACTGCAAATAGAAACTCCTGCTTCTGGCGGCGGTCATGGTATTCAAATAAGAAGAAATGATTCTAATGCTGACCAAGGTATTGGTCGTATTATGTTTGGTAATAATACTGATACTGACTTAGCTACTATTTCAGCAAAAACAGATGGAGCAACAGATAGTGGAGCTTTAAAGTTTTCTACACAAGCAACAGGCGGTTCTTTAACAGAAAGAATGCGTATTGATTCTTCAGGCGTATTTATGGTGGCTAAGACTTCTGCATCTAGTAACAATGTAGGTTTTGAAACAAGTTCTACTGGTAATACAGTAATTACAAGAGACGATGGTCAATGTTTAATATTGAATAGACAAACATCAGATGGTGATATTATTATATTTAGAAAAGATGGCATTGCAAAAGGAATTATTGGTACTAAAGGTGGTGATTTAACTATTGGCACAGGTGTTGTTGGTTTAAGATTTCATGATGGCACAGGTAGTATACGACCAATAACTACAGTTGACGGTACAGTAACAGATGATACTATAGATTTAGGTACTGGGGTAGCAAGATTTGATGACATTTATGCAACCAATGCAACTATACAAACTTCAGACAGGAACGAAAAACAAGACATAGAAGACTTAACAGATGCAGAAACTAGAGTAGCTGTTGCAGCTAAAGGACTATTAAGAAAGTTCAAATGGAAGTCTGCTGTAGCTTCAAAAGGAGATAATGCTAGAATCCACTTTGGAATCATAGCTCAAGATTTACAAGATGCTTTTACTGCTGAAGGATTAGATGCAGGTAATTATGGTATGTTTATATCAACCACTTGGACTGATGATGATGGAGTAGAACAAACAAGACTAGGAGTACGTTATAGCGAACTTCTAGCATTTATTATTGCAGCAATTTAAAACAGGAGAAATAATATGGCAATTGGATATACTTGGAACGTGTCAACGGTTGATACATACCCAACAAAAGATAGTAAAAGTGACGTAGTCTACAATGTTCATTGGAGAATTACAGCTACTGATGATACTAATAAAGATAGTGATGATAATAACTGGACAGCTACTAGCTACGGAACTCAATCTGTAGATACTTCAGACTTGTCAAGCTTTACAGCTTTTGCAGATTTATCTGCTTCAGACGTACAAGGTTGGGTTGAAGCAGCTATGGGTGCTGATGCTGTAACAGCTTTAAAAGCTGGTCTAGATGCTAAAATAGCATTACTTATTACACCAACATCCGTTACTAAAACTATCGGAGCATAAACACTATGGAACTAACACCTTACTTGTTTTGGAACATCTTCATAACTTTGGTGTTAGCACCAGTGCTTTACAGCATTAGACAAAACACAGAAGAGTCTAAACGACTTGACATACTTTTAAACAAGACTCGTGAAGAGATAGCTAGAGAGTACGTAACCAAAAACGAATTAAAAGATGACATGGGAATCCTCATGGATAGAATAGATAAAATCGGAGAAAAGCTTGACAAACTCTTTGAAGTCAAGTAAAATAGGTAGTATATAACTATGAAAAAAAATAAACAACAAAAGAAAAGAAATAAAAAATATCAAGGAAAGTACGTTACTGCTAATAGGTTAGATATGTCTAAGGGTGGAAGAGTAGGGTTTGCTCCGGGTGGAAAGGCTGGTTTTCCCGGAGAAAAAGAAGTTATTATAGATATTCCGGATGATGGTCCGGGTGGTGGTGGTCCCGATGAAGATGAAGATAAAGATGATGATAAAGACCCACCTGTACCTCCTGTAGAGGACACACCTGCTCTTCCTCAAATGGATTTAGATACTACCGCAGGTCAAGAAAGAACAGAACGTATAGCTCAAACTGCAAAACAAATACAAGCAGGTGCAGTTGGAGTAATGCCATCAGCAGCTATAATTCCAGAAGCTGAAAAAGTAACTGAAGAAATTCCTCAAGAAGTTACAACAATGGCAAAACCTACAAAAGCTAAAGTTAAAGAAGCAGAAGCTGTAACTCCAGAAGATGTAAGTACAGTAGCTAAAAAAGATATTAAAGAAGGTGTTGTAGATAAACAAATAGAAGCAGCTACTTTTAGTGCTATTGTAAAAACTCAACCAGCAGACGTACAAGCAGCTATACAAAAGTTTACTCCAGAATTAAAAAATAGAATAACAGCAAAAGTTCAAGAAATTGCAGAACGTGACCCAACACAAGCTGCTGAAATAGCTAGACAAGAAATAGAAAAAGCTTTAACACCAGAAGTTAAAGGTAGTCTTAGACCTATTTCTACAGTTCCTTACATTGCTCCTAAAGAAGCAGTTGAAGTTGCTCCTGTAGATGAAGCTGAAGTTACTACAAGAATTGCACAAACTATATCTGAAAAAGAAAAAACAGATGTATTAGCTAATGTTACAGGTGAGGGAGTAGACTTAAATAATATACCTCAATATGAATTAGCTAAACAAAGAACTGCACAAGTTGCAGAAGCTAATACAAAAATAGCACAAGAATTAGGAACAGCTCCAAGTGAAGACGCAGCTACTAGAGCTGGTATAACTTCTGATGGAGTTGCTAAAGGTGATGCTGCTCAGATAGGTGGTATACCAACTTTTCAAGCTGCATCAAGACAGGCAGTAACTGGAACAGCTCGTACAACTGCAGCAGCAGATATGTTAGCTGTCGTTGGTGAACTACCTCCAGAAGTAACAGCAGCAGTTATAGAAAATCCTGCAGAAGTAGAAGCTAAAATAGATACTGAACCTGTTAATGTTATAGCAGCAGTAGCAGCACTTCCAAAAGAAGCTTTAGTATCTACACAGATGGAAAACTTACTTGCAGGTATTGAAGATAATAAAACACCTGTATGGGCTAGACCTGCTGTAGATGCAGTTAATCAAATGATGGCTCAAAGAGGTTTAAATGCTTCTACAGTTGGAAGAGATGCTTTATTTAATGCTATTATTCAAAGTGCTTTACCAATTGCACAGAGCAATGCTACAGCTTTACAAGCTAGAGCAACTCAAAACTTAAGTAACGAACAACAAGCAAACTTACAACAAGCTAGTCAAGTAATGCAACAAAGAATGACTAATCTTGCTAACCAACAAACAGCAGCTTCACAAACTGCACAAATGGCACAACAAGTTGTATTAAAGCAGGGTGAGTTTGAACAACAAGCAGTTCTAACTACAGCTCAACAAGAGCAACAAGTTAGAATGACTAACATTCAAAATGCTCAACAAAGAGCTTCACAAGAGTCTTCACAAAGACAACAAGCTGCTTTAGCTAATTTAGATGTTGGTGCTAAAATGGACCTTGCAAATCTTGAACAGCTTAATCAAGCTTCAAGAGAAAACATGTCTGCTGAACAACAAGGAAGATTAACAGAGTATCAAGCTAAAGTTAATAGGACTATGCGACAAGCAGAGCTTGAACAAGACATGGAAAAAGTTAATCTTGATGCTAGACTTAGAGTTGAATTAACTAATCTATCAGAGTTAAATGCTGCTGCTAGAGAGTCAATGTCTAATGAACAACAAATGAGATTAGCAAATCTTAATGTTCTTGTAGACTTTAAAAAGACTAATGTTAATTTAGCACAACAAATGGACTTAGCAAATATGTCTGCTGAGAACCAAATGGAACTTGCAAACTTGCAAGAAAGAGCTGCTGCAGATAGTGCAAACTTTACAGAAGCCAATAGATTTAGATTACAAGAGTTAGCAACTACTGCTTCTGTTTTATCTCAAAATGCTGAACTAAGACAAAGAGCAGAAATGGCTAAGTTAGGTGCTGAAGAAAAGATAGCATTAGCAAACTTAACATCTAGAAACCAAGCAGATAGCGAAAGCATGTCTGCAGAAAATCAGATAGAGTTAGCAAATCTTAATAAACGTATGGCTGCTGCTCAAACAAATGCACAGTTAGCACAACAGTTAGGACTTGCAGAGCTTTCAAATGAGCAACAAACTGGAATGACCAATGCTCAGATTAATGCGAATCTTGATATGGCTCAGTTTAGTTTTGACCAACAGAAAGCTTTAGCTGATAGTAAGTTTATGCAAACAGCTACTCTTAGTAATTTTAATGCTGACCAACAAGCTATTATGCAAGATGCTACTAGATTAGCTTCAATGGATTTAGCAAACTTAGATGCTAGAACTAAACTATCTGCACAAAATGCACAAGCTTTTTTACAAGTAGATATGGCTAATCTTAGTAATCAACAACAAGCTAATATTTTAGAAGCTCAACAAAATCAACAAAGATTGTTAAGCAATCAGTCTTTTCAAAATGCTGCAGCTCAATTTAATGCAACATCTGAAAATCAAACTAATCAGTTTATGGCTAGTCTTAATGCACAGATGAGTCAATACAATGCTTCACAGTCTAATGCAATGAGTCAGTTTAATGCTACTCAAGAGAATGCTGCTGAAGCTAGAAGAGCTGGTAGAGATGCTGACATTGAAAAATTTAATGCACAGCTTACAACTCAAGTAGACCAATTTAATAGTCAACAAGATTTTGCAAGGAATCAATGGAACGCACAGAATGCTGCTGCTGTTGAAGCTTCAAACGTACAGTGGCGAAGACAAGCTAATACAGTTAATACTGCTGCACAGAATCAAATTAATATGCAAAATTCTATGAACGCTTTTAACTTTAGTTCACAGAATTTATCGTTTCTTTGGCAAGAATTAAGAGACCAAGCTGATTTTGATTTTAGAGCTTATGAAAATGAAGAAAATAGAAAAGCTCAAATTATTGCTACAGCTATTGCTAACGAAGGAGAACCGGGTCAGAAATACGATGACTACTTAAATGGATTATTAACAACAATAGGTAGTTCATATAGAAGCGGATTATAAAATAGGAAATTAATATGGGATTTTTAAGAAAAATAGGTAAAAAAATTAAAAAGAAAGTAAAAAAACTTTTAGGTGGAAAGTTTGGTAAAATCTTAGGAGGCATAGGATTAGCTATGATGTTCTGGGGTGGAGCTAATGCTTTATTTGGGAAAACAAATTGGTTTAAGGGACTTAAAACAAATTTAAATAAAATAAATCCTTTTGCTAAAGGAGATATTACTTCTGCAGTTGAAGTAGCTGGAAACACTGTAGCAGATACTGCAGTAGCAGGAGGAACAGAAACTTTTAAAAGTCAAGCTCTTGCAGGTGCTGCTGAATCAGCAAAAGCAGGTATTGAAATTGCAAAAACAACATCTGGAACACTTACAGATATTCCTTTTTCTCAATTAGATTTAGGTCAAAAAATAGCTAAAGTAGGAGTAGAAACAAAAGACTTTTTATTGCCTGATGTTTCTTCTGTTGGAGAGTTTGCTGCTGATGTTACTAAGTCTGTAGGTCAGCAGTATGTTATGGGAGCATTAGAAGGAGAACCAGAAGAACAAACTGCAGGATTTGGTGTAATGCCACAAGTAGGTTCTTTTGAAGCTCCACAAGCTTCATATGTTCAAGAAGTTAGAAATCAAATACCAAATTTTCAAGCTACAAACTTTAATCAGCTTAATCAGTCTTTATTTTATGGTACACTTTCACCACAATATTTAATGGGACAAATGGGATAATATTATGGCAGTTTCAGAAAAAGCAATTAACTTTATACAAGGCAGTTTAGAAAAAGGCAGACCTATACCGGGTCAAAGTCTTACTAATGCACCAGACCAACCTTACAACTGGGAAAAGCCTTCAGAGTATACTAATCCTAAAGAAGCTATGTTATATGTTTTTGAAACTTTAACAGTTCCAGAAACTACTACAAATCTTTTACTATCGCTTAGTAATGGTGTTGGAGTTATAGATATTGCTTCTATTACTTTATACTCTGGATTTTTAGAAGGTAAATGGAGTCCTGATTTAATGTTACTATTAATGGAGCCAACTATGTTTATGATTATGGCTCTTGCAGAAAAAGCAGACATACCTTATTCATTAGAAGCTGGAGATGATGAAACTCCTGTAGAAATGTCTGGAGACAAAGCTGTAGAAACATTACAAGGCGGTATAAACGAATTAGATAAAATGAAACAAATAGCTGCTAGTAGAGTAAGTCCACAGTCAGTACCACAAGATGTTAGAGAAGTAATAGAAGAAACAAAATTAGCTCCTAGCTTATTACAAAGAGTTGAAGAAGAAACACAATCAAAAAATCTATTAGGTAGAGAGGAATAAAATGGCAGACGATAAAGATTATACAAGTTTATTAGGTAGAAGTTCAGGTGCAAGTTGGGGAGATATAGCAGGAGCTTACTTATCTGGCGGTAGAAAAAAAGATAGTAGAGCTAGAAATGTTTTGTTGGCTACGTTATTTTTTAATGCTAAAGAAGCTAATATGAAGTCTAAAGTTATGAAAAACCTACAAGAATTAGAAGAACAAAAAACTTTAGAACTTGCAAAGCTTAACAAGCAGTGGGAAACAAGAACAGGATTACAAACTGAATACGATAAAATTCAAAATGATGGTGCGTTTAATGTTTATAAAACTAAACTTGAAGAAAATTTTAAAAATGCTCATCTTGAAAACAAAGAAATAGTTAATATGTCCAGTGGTGCTATTGCTAAATATAAAAATGATTGGATGAATAATCAAGCTAAACAATATGAAGATGAATTTATGCAAAGATATCAAGGAGTTAATAAAGGCATAGAAGTAAAAGAAGAATTTACAAAACCTTACATGGATTATTATAAGGCTCAAAAAGAAAAAATAATGAATCCTAAAAATGTAAGCTTAGTTCATAATATGTTTAGTAAAATAGGTATTGGTAATAAAGATGAAGCATTAAATAAAAAAGTTGAAGAGCTTCAAAAAGCTAGAAATCTTAATCAAGAAAGAATACAAGGTTTTACACAAGCAGATATAAAACAAATAAAATCTCAACAAGTTCCTGAAAGTCAGTTACTTGGTTTAAAAATTAACAAAGAAGATTTAACTTCATTAATGGCAAATACTTCTTTAGGAGATACTGGATTAGATGCTGGAAGACTAAGACAAGAAGTTAGGGCAGAGTGGATAGAAGGTGGTAAAACATATGAGTCTGCAGTAGATGCTATAGCTGCTATAGAAGAAGGATTTAATTCTAGACAAAACTTAGCTGATTTAAAAGCAGCAGAAGCTAAATATACTGCTGTTAATCCTAAACCTACAAATGAAAATGAACTACAACAGTGGCAAATGGGTTTAGATAAAGCTAAAAGAACTGCTTTAGATATAGAAGATTTAAGTGCAGATGCAGTTTATAGAGCTAATCAATTATATAATATTGCTTCTAATCAAGGAATAACTGATAAAGAAAGAGCAGAATTTATTCAAGATGTTTTATCTGAAGATATAAGAAAAGCAACTGGAGCTATAAATCTTAATGAAGTAAAAGCAGATATTATAAAAGGTAGAATGTATAAAGTTTATGATGGAATATCTTCTGAAAATCCTACCGTACTAAATGCTATAAAGGAAACAGAATTAAGTGAAGAAAAATTAATATATTTAGAACAAAATAATCCTAATATATATAATACTTATATAGAATTTGATAGTTTAGATAATTTTAATAAAAATAATAATTTAAATGATAGAGAGCTTGGTATAATTAAAAGTTTACAAGAACAACAATATGTACAAAATGAATTTAATTTAGCTAACTTATTTTCAACAAAAGCTATATCAAATATAAATTTAGATAATCTTCCTTTGTAAATGAGAATATTAAATGCCTTCATTATTTGAGATTTATAAATCTAAACAAGATATAACTTCTAAAAATGATTTAGAAGAACTTCGTAAGCTTTACAATTCTTATGATGCTTACAAAAAAAACTATGGCTTTGCAGAATTTGTTGCGTATGCTACAGAAAAATCTGAACAACCTTTAAATAAAGAAATACTTTCTATGGTTGAAACTCCTAAAAAAGAAGACCCTTTAAAAAATTACACAAAGCCTATAATTGATTATGGTCAAGATGAATATAAGCGTAAATTCAAAATGACTAAAGAAGATTTTAATAAGGTAGCACCTTTTAAAAATTATAGACGTACTTTAGGAGGAATTGCAGACAATATTACTAAAGGAACTATAAACTTTGGAATGGACTTAACTAATTTGTTTGATACTTTTGGACAGTCAGAAGTTCTTGAAAAGTTATCTGAAAAAAAAGATATTTCTTATGATGAATTAAAAAACAATCTTCAGAAAGAAAGAGAGGAATTAGTTCAAAAAGGAGTAACATCTGTTATAAAACCTGTAGTAGGAGAAGATATTTACGATGGAGAAACTATACAAAAGCCGGAAGGTATTGTAGGTAAGTTAGCTGTAGACGTTGTTCCTTTTGTTTATGGAATGAGTAAGTTTAGAAAAGGAATGGGTTCTAATGTAGACGATGTTGTTCTCAAAAAAGGAACTAAAGAATTAGATGTAAAGAAAACATTACGTAATAAAAAAATTAATTTAGGTAAAAATTTAGCAAGTGCTGAACTTTCATCTCAAGTTGTATTTGCAGATAATCCAGAAATGTTTATAGTAGCTGGATACTTAAACGACCAATTAAAAACTTCAGGATATGATGATAATTTTGTAGGAGAATTTTTAAATTATTTAGATGCTGATGAAGATAGTAGTGTTGCTCAAAGAAGATTAACTTTATTATTAGACGGTGCAGTTTTTACAGGACTAATAGGTACATTTGTACAAGGTGCAAAGTTTTCAAAAGAAAAATTAAGTAATCTTCTTCAAACTATAAAACAAAATCCTAAAGCTGTAGAGCAATTTAAAAAAATAATTAAACCTATTAAAGAAAAAGCTGAACCTTTTTTACCTAGAAAAATTACAGACTCTATAGAAGATGATGTGTTTGTAGAAGCTAATCAATATGCTACAGATAGTCTTATAAAAAAAGGTGCTACTACAATTACAAATAAATTAGGAAATATTAGAAGAAGATTTTTTACAACTAGAGGATATTACAGTGCAGAAATGCATTCAATATTAAAAGATTCTGAAAATGCTAAAGTTGCTTGGTCATTAAAAGCTAATAACTTATTTGATAATTTAATTTTTAAAATGAAAAACATTTCTAAAGAACAAAATATTTCTAAAGAAAAATTAGATTTAATGTTAAATGATTTTATGACAGGTAAAATTAAATTAAGTAAACTTCCTGAAGATTTAAAAGATATTGCAGAAGAAGCGAGAGACACTATTGATGATTTAAGTGAAATGATGCTTGAATCTAAACACGTGCCTAAAGAAATTCAAAATGTTATACGTCTTAATATGGGTAAGTACATTAGAAAAAGTTATGAGATGTTTGAAAATCCTAACTATAAACCCAGTGCTGATGTTATAGAAGATGCTGTACAAGCATTAGCAGGTAAATTAAAACAGCCTGTTCAGCAAGATATTTTTGGTCAAGGAAGAAGGCTAGATTTAGATGAAAGAGTTATAGAAGCTAGAAATATTATTGATGACATTTTAAAAGACGGTAAAAATATAGATACTCACTTAGACCAAGTGTTTGGTGTTACTAAAGCAGATATTCTTTTTTCTACTAGGAAAAATATTGATGAACCTTTTAGAAAATTATTTGGTGAAAGAAAAATAAAAGATACAACTAAATCTATTTTTACAACTTTAGAAACTTTAAGCCATTATATAACTGATACAAAAATGTATGATGACTTATATGAAAGTGGTAAAGGTAAATGGTTTTTTGATGATACTGCTAAAGTACCAGTTACTCAAGCTAGAACTTCAGCTACTATAAAAGGAGACAGATTTGCTAATTTAAACGGTGTTAAAACAACTCCGCAAATTGCAAAGTTTTTTGATAAGACTCAAGGAAGTTGGATAGATAGTATTAGAAATATACCTATGATGAATACTATATTAGGTGCTAAAGGTTTTGGACAAGCCTTTGCAACTGTTTATAGTTTAACTACTCATGCTCGTAACACTATAGGTGGAGGAGTTATAATGGCTTCTAACGGTATGAATCCTTTTGATGCAGAAACTAGAAACGCTTTTAAAACTTTAAAAAACGAACTATACACTACAACTAAAAGTAAAGATGAAGCTTTAACTGATTTATATGCTAGATATCAAGAATTAGGACTTGTAAATCAAAATGTAAGAGTTAATGAATTTAAAAAATTAATTAATGAATACTCAGAGCCTAACTGGGTTAATAAATTAGATGATAAATTTTCAAGTAATGCACTAGTAGGTACAGGTAAAAAAGCAGTTAGTCAAGTAAATAAAGCTTTTAATAAAACTTATGTAGCTGAAGATGATTTATGGAGGATAGCAGCCTTTCAAAAAGAATTAAAAACTTTGCAACAAGCTTTTCCTAATAAAACTTTACAAGAGTTAGAAAAAGATGCAGCTACAATAATTAGAAATACTTTTCCTACTTATGATTTAGTTCCTTTAGGTGCTAGAGAATTAAGAGCTGTTCCTGTTTTTGGTAACTTTTATTCATTCTTTGCTGAAAGATGGAGAAATAATTATCATACTTTAAAACAAGGATTTGAAGAAATACATTCTGATAATCCTGTATTAATGGAAAGAGGATATGAAAGACTAGCAGCTAAAACAGCTATAGGATACATGGGAGCAGAGGGTTTAAACACCTATACTAAAAATGCATATGGAGTTAGTGATGAAGAAGAGAAAGCTATTAGAGATTTAGCCTTACCACCTTGGTCAAAAAATGGAACATTAGCTTTTAAAAGAGATAAATTTGGTAACATAATGTATGTTGATTTAACATTTTCAGACCCAGATGCTCCGGTTATAAACACTATAAAAGCTTTTACTAATGAAATATTTGACCCTAAAACACCTTTAACAACTATTGGAAATAGGTACGCTAATGGTTTAGAACAATCTCTTAAAACATTTTTAGAACCTTTTACTGACCAACCTTTATTTACTGCTAGAGTTATAGGGGTTTTTGATGGTAAAGATGAAAATGGTAATTTTATAGAAGGATATAATCCTCAAAATAGTAAAATAAATAATGCACTTGCAAAAGCAAAGTATGTTGGAGAGGTTTTAGTTCCTAGATTTATTAGAGAAGGAGCTGATTATACTTGGGGTGAAAAAGCAGAAAAATTAAAAGAAGGTGAACTAGACTATGGACAAGAACTTGCTTCTAAATTTACTGGACAAAAATTTTATAATGTTACAAAAGATAAATTAGCTACAAGTTTGTATTTTAAAATAAGAGATTTTGATAAACAACAAGAAGAATCTAAACGATTATTAAATGTTAGACAAGCAAATACGACAGAAGATTTATTAATTAATTATTTAGAAGCTAATAATGCTTACTATAGAAACTATGTAAACATGCATCAAGCTATAGAAGCTGCAAAAGTTTTAAACTTACCAAGGTCTGAAATAAAAAGTATAGCTAAAAGAAATTTAACTTCTGCAGGATTAAATACACAAGAAATAAATAACATGGTTGCTGGAGATAATTATTTTCAACCTATAAGATTGACTGAATTGAATTTAAAAAATATTTATAATGCTAGTAATTTTGTAGATATAAATTACGGTAATTTTAAAAGACAATATAATAATTTATATACTAAACTTTCAAGTCTACCTTTATTAGAATTAGAAAATTTAAATGTTAAAGAACAAGAAGCTATTGAGCTTATAGAAAGTCCGAAAGATTTTTTAAGACAACAAGAATCTAAAGGTGGACTAGTAGAAGGTAAAGACGATGTACCATTTACAAAAGAAAATCCAGCTAATAGAGTAGACCCTTTTACAGGACAACCTTACTCAGCACAGATGGAGGAATTAGGATTAAATGTTTTTCAAGAAAAATAATAAATTAGATATAGAACTTTGCAAAGCTGAAATAAAGAGACACGAAGGCGAAGTGTTAGAAATTTATATGGATAGTCTAGGCTATAAAACTCTAGGAGTTGGACACCTTTGCCAACCTAACGACCCGGAATATGATTGGGAAGTTGGCACACCTGTTACTCAAGAAGTTGTAGACATGTACTATGAGGATGACTTTGAAAAGCACTATAAGGAAACTATACATGTCTTTGGAAGCGAGGAAGACTTTGAAAAGTTACCAGAAGTTATACAGAGAGTGTTAGTCAACATGTGTTTTAATCTAGGTGGTACAAGACTTTCAAAGTTTCGTAACATGTTAAAAGCTTGTAGAGAACACAACTGGAAAGAAATGTCTGTACAAATGCAAGACAGTCGTTGGTATGGACAAGTTGGTAGACGTAGTAAAGAATTACAAGAAATGGTATTAGGAGCCTGAAATGAAAGGATTATTAAAAAACATAGTTGGAGCTGTTGCACCTACATTAGGAACTGCCTTGGGTGGACCGATGGGAGGCATGGCAGCTAACATGATATCAGAAGTGTTAGGTGTTCCTAATACTCCAAAAGCTATAGAGAAAGGAATAGCAGAAGCTACACCTGAACAAATGTTAGAACTTAAAAAAGCTGAACAAGCTTTTGAAGTACAGATGAAAGAGCTTGAAGTAGATGTGTTTAAATTAGAAACACAAGATGGACAAGATGCTAGGAATAAGTTCAGTAAAGACTGGACAGCACGTATCATGGGCATAGCTGTTGTAGGTGGATTTATGGGATACATATTCCTTGTCACTCTACAACCACCAGAGCAAAACTCTGAAGCTCTTATAAACCTTGTACTTGGATACCTTGGTGGCTTGGCAAGTGCTGTTATATCTTTTTACTTTGGAGCTTCTAACACTTCTAAAGACTAATGGAACAAGTAGTAGTATTTATTCAAGAAGTTGGATTTCCTATAGCAGCAGCAATAGGTCTTGGTTGGTTTATTTATAAGTTAGTTATACGTATTGTTGATGGTATGGAAGCAAAACTAGATACTGTTGATGCAAAAGTAGAAGCACAGATAGCAGCTATAGAAGAAAGACTAGGTGTAAAGTTAGATACACAACATGGCATCTTAGTTGCATTAATAGATAGAGTAAGAAGTCTTGATAATGAAATCATAAGACAAGATACTATGATTAAAACAATACTAGGAGTACCTCAATTAATTGATACTGCTAAGATTTCAAAAGCTAAAAGAGATGATAAAAGAAAAGATTAAACTAGAAATACCTATTATAAGTATATTTGTATTTTTATTTATTATAAGTGTATTAGAACAACTACAATGAAAATAGATGATAAGAAAATATTACAAGCAGTTAATCTTTCTCCAAATGAATCTTGGATAGAGAAGATGCAAGATGTACATCCAATGAAACAAATTACTGTAGCTTCTATAGTACAAGTATCTGTATTTGGATTTATGTTATTTATGTTTTGGATAAACGATAAAATATTATGAAATTAAAACCAACATTTAAAAGTGAAAAGACTATAAGGAACTGTAAGTTTTGTATATTCTTTTGGTCTATGTTAATTATGTTCTGGTCTGTAGGAAGTATTGCAGATGAAGTAGTATTTAAGTTTAAAAGTCCTAGCTTTAATGGTGTTGGTACATCATCACATTATCTTACAATCCAAAATCAAGAGTTCAATCGTAAAGAAGCATTAAAGGCAGAAATAAAAGCACTTCAAGACCAGATAAAAAGAGACAAAGAGAATACAACTCTTGCAAGATTTATAAGAAACTTAGAGTCTAGAATATATGCACAATTATCTAGACAGTTAGTAGAAAATTTATTTGGAGAGACTGCTAGTGATAGTGGTATATTAGAATTAGAAGGTAACACAATAGAATATAGTGTTGTCGATGGAATAATAACTTTAAACATAACGGACAGTGATGGAAATACAACGACTATTTCTTTGCCTATCGGTAGTTTTACTTTCTAGTTGTGCTGTTTTAAATCAGAATAAAGACTTAACATTAACACAAGATATTAAGCCTAGTTCTATATTAGATTTACAGTCAGAAGAATTAAAAAACTTACCACGAGCAAAAGTAAAACCTACTATAGCTATATACCCCGATAGCTTTAGAGACTTAACAGGACAACGTAGAAGTAATAGTTCGTTTGCTTTGTTTAGCACAGCTATTACACAAGCTCCTGAAGCATTTCTTATAAGAGCTTTTAAACATGCTGCAGGTGGTAAATTTTTCAGAGTTGTAGAACGTGTAGGATTAGATGACTTAACAAAAGAAAGACAATTAATTAGGGCTACACGTAAAGAGTTTAAAGAAGATAATAAGATGCAACCACTGCTATTTGCAGGGTTATTAGTTCAGGGAGGAGTTGTTAGTTATGAAGCTAACCTCAAATCTGGAGGTGCTGGTGCTAGATACTTAGGAATAGGTAATAGTAAACAGTATAGAGAAGATACAGTTACTATATCATTACGATTAGTTTCTGTGTCAACTGGAGAAGTGCTTACCGAAACATTAGTTTCTAAAAGTATTATATCCACAAGTATTTCTCAGGATGTATTTCGTTTTATAGAAGCCGGTACTGAACTGGTAGAAATAGAAGGAGGAGTTGCTGAGAATGAAAGTGTTTCTATAGCTTTACAAAAAGCAATAGAGACTGGAGTATTAAATATAATAAATATTGGAATAGAGAGAGGCTATTGGGAATATGAAAACATTAAAATTAATGAGCCTAGTTGTGATGATGAGTGCATCACTGCTATACGGGGCTGACAACGAAATATATGTTGACCAATCTGGTGCTACAGCAAATATTGATTTAGAACAACTTGGAAACTCTAACATTATTGGTGGACTAGATTCTGTTGCTGGTACATTAACAGCATTAGACTTAGACGGTTTGAATCTTACATTAGATATAAATCAAATCGGTAATACCAATAAATTCTTAGGCGATATACTTGGAGATAACATTACAGGTTTTTTTGAGTTTGACGGAGATAGTAATACATTTACTATTCAAGGAGACCCAACTGATACTTATGGGATAGATGGTTCTGATTACAATGTTGATGTAACTGGAAGTTCTAACACATTTACATTAGACACAGGTACATCTGCACTTGCAGGTACGGTTGACTTAGACTGGATTATCAATGGTGATAGTAACACCTTTGATTTTGATATTAACTATGATGGAGCTACTAACTACGTAGATGTAGATGGTGATAGCAACACAGTAAACTTTACAGGAAGCGGATATGCAGACGGATACTTCTACCTTGACCACACAGGTGACAGCAGAACATTTAACATTATCCAATCTTCAACATTGGTTTCAGACTGGTTGCAAATCAATTCTAACGGTAACAATGGTACTGTTTGTATTGTTCAAAATGATGGTGGTACAACTACAAGCTGCTAATATTGGAAACATAACAGAATTAAAAGGTAGTGGTAGAGTTGTAAGAGATTTAACTTTTCAAGCTGCATTAGACCTAGACATCAACAGCTACGATAATGTCCAAACTTCTAATGGGAGATTGGGCATTACTTTTTTAGATGACAGTCAAGTTAGACTTACTGAACATTCTGAATTAATTATAGATGAATTTATCTATGACCCAGACCCTTCTAAATCTAAGATGGCACTTCAGTTTGCTAGTGGTACTGCAAGATTTATCACCGGTAAGTTAGCTACAATAGATAAAGAAAATATAACTATTAATACTCCAAGTGCTACGATTGGTATTCGTGGTACAGATTTTACTGTGACTGTAGATGAGTTAGGTAGAAGCTTAGTTATATTATTACCAGATGATGACGGTCTTCCAAGTGGAGAGATAGTTGTCGCAACAGCTATGGGACAGGTAGTTCTTAACAAACCTTACCAAGCTACAACAGTTTCTATGTTTGAAACTAAACCAACAAATCCCGTTATCCTTGACTTGACCCTAGAGTTAATTGATAACATGTTAATTGTAAATACACCTAGGGAAGTGACACAGAATGAAAGAGAAGATGGAGGGAGTAATGTTAGTAGTCTTGATGTTGACTTCCTTGAGTTTGATGATTTAGAAACAGACTATCTTGCAGAAGACAGTTTAGAGTTTACAGAGTTAGACATTAATTATTTAGATGTAAACTTTCTTGAAGACTTGTTAGACATTATAGAAGATGTCAATGAGCTAGACCAAACTTCAACAATTTTAAAAACTGATATAGATTTAAAAGGTACTAAAGTAGGATACGATAGTGATACTCAAATAAATACTTTTATAACAGATAATGTCATAACATTCTACAAAATTTTAGAAGATACTATTAAATTAGATTTAGATAAATCAAATGCTTACACTGTTGTAATGATACAGAACGGTAAGAGTACACAGATAGTTGTTAATGGTGGTGGTGACTCTACTATTAAGATAACACAAGGAGATTAGTATGAAGTATTTATTATTAATGTTGTTATCCCTGAGTTTAAAAGCTGAACTAGACTTAACAATACCTGAACAACCTGCAGTCTATGTTCCTCCTAAAGAATTTATTTTTAATGTAGGAGACTACAACGAACCTCCAACAAGAAATCAAATGATATTTTTTTGGACTTTAAATGCTTTAGATGTTTATACAACTTATGAAGGTTTAAAGAAACCAAACGTGTATGAAAAAAATCCTTTACTAGAAGACAAGCCACACTTAGATAATCTTTTAATACAAAAAGCAATAGTAGCTGGGTTTATTTCTCAAAATTCTAGTAAAAATTATATAACTTCTATGAATATAGTTTTAACATTTGTTGTTATAAATAATTATAATATTATAAAATGAAGTGGTCATCACTACTATTAGCTTTACTAACCTTACCATTACTATTCAATAGTGTACCATTAGAAGTACTAAGACTCAAAACATTTGATGCTCTTGTCACAACTCCAGAACCTACCGGATACTTTACAATCCTTAATATTGACGAACAATTCTTAGATGACCAAGGTGGATAT